CATTAAGTCAATTATTAATTGTCAGTTATTAACAACTAATTAGATAGTATCTAGACCTGCTACAAATACTTTTCCGTAGAATTCAGGACGAACCATTTTCTTAGCATAACGAGTCATAACACCTTTTCTTGGAGTAAAGTTGTTAGGATCATATACTAATGGAGTCATGATTAGAGGAACATAAGGAGCATAAACCGCACCAGTCTCAAGGAATTGAGAACCTCTATATCCCATTAGGATTGTATTTTCAGTCATGTATGGATTCTTGTAAACTTGGAATCTATTGTTGATAGCACCAACTTTTTGAACACCCATTGCAAACTGCATTTGGTTACCATCCGTATCAGCTGCATATCCAGGGATTGATTCAAGGATAGTTGCAACAGTTGGAGAACATACTAGGAAGTTTGCACCACCACGTAATGTCAACTGATGAATTTTATTTGATACTTTTTGGATTTTAGTTCCAAGAGTTTGGAACCAAGTTCCTTGGTTGTATGCTTGAGCAGTTGCATTTGACTGAACAAATGAAGTTGTAGCCCCATCCCAATCAAATCCAATTTTTGCAGACCAACGCTCAGTAGTTTGAGCATTTTGAATCAACATGTCTAGTATCTCTAGGTCAATCTCTTGTGAGATGTACTCAGATAACATGCTAGTTAATTCAGCTTCAGCATCAATTGAATGATATGCATTCAAGTCTTGAGCAAATTCAGGAGACCAGATTGCTTTTAACTTACGAGTCTTAGCAACAATTGCTTCAGAACGAAGTTCTAAGTTGATTTCTGGAATATCTAAAGTTGTTCCGGTGTTGTTACCAATTGCAGATGGATCTTCAAAATCACCTCTAGAAGTATCTTGTGGTTGTTTTTGATAGATAACTTTGATGGCGTTAGCATCTGAATCAGCTTCGATCAAGAACTCAACGTGTCCTTTGTCATATGAGATACGAGTAAATTCAGGATAAACTGCATCTACATTTGTACCTTGTATGTTGAATGCACGGATACCACTCAAATCAGGATTACTCAAAGATGATGTTGGAATTGACAATACAGTAAATGGTCCAGCTCCAGTTGAAACAACAGATGCAGAAAGTTCAGCATTGTAATTAGTGAAGTAATTAAACTGAACACCAGTTAAGTTACCACCACTGGTATATACACCAGTTCCAACAGCAACAGATCCTGTACGAGCTGAAGTCAAGGCATCAGTCAAAGTCAATGTAGATGATGTAACATCATTGACAGTGTAACCAAAACGACCAGCACCATATAGACCTTCAGATGGAGCAGTTCCAGCAGCAATGCTAGTTCCGTTACCACCACCATCAGTAACACCAAATACTGAATCACCTTGAGATGTACGTCCTTGACCAGTCAAGAAATCGTTTCCACCAGCAGTGCCAGTTGTACCTTGGGCAGTACCATACTTGAAATCCAAGAAGAATACTAGTCCGGAAGGTAAGTTCATAGGTTGTACACTAACGAAATCTTTTGCTGCAATTTCAGCAAAGATACGACGTACTAATGGTAATGCCACTCCTGCCCACTGCTCACCGTTAGCCGATGCTGCAGTTGCGTTAGCTTCTGTTACCAATTGTTTTGCTTGGTTCTCTAGGAGAACCGCCATTCCTCTACGCTCAATCTCACTTCCCATGCCTTCTAAAAGACCGGTACGTTGCCATTTCTTTTCTAAAGCGATGGCTGCCGTGTTTTGTGTTGATTGACCTTGATGAGGTAATAAAGAATTCAAGTTCATTTTTTTTTCCTTTTTTTTGTTTTACTTTAAATTAGCTAATTTCTTCCAACGTGTTGCCAAATCATTTCCTTCTGACAGGATAGCCTTTTTAGGTGCTGTTGATTTGCTTGGACGTGAAGCATAGCTTTCTCTGACCATTGGTCGTTTTGTTCTTGTTGATTTTAACGATTCAGAAATTGTACCGTATACCAATTTAACTTCGCGAACTGTACGTGCACGATCGAAATTTTCAATTACCTTAACTTTTTGAGATTCAGATAATGGATAGTTTCTAAATAATTTGTTTGAAAACAAAAGTTTTGCATTAAGAAGATTCACTTCATTAATTTTTGATTTTAAGAATTTGATAACTCGGATAGCTTCTGCCAATTCTTTTTCAGTTTCAGCCGCGGCTTCATCTTCTTCAGTTACAGGCTCTTCTTCTGTTTCTTCTTCTTCACGTAATGCACGAATAACTTCTTCAATTGAAACTTCTTCTTCTTCTTCTGATACAGGTTCTTCTGTTTCAAATTCATCTTCTTCAGTTACTGTTTCATCTTCAACATCGCCGTCAAGTTCACGAAGAATTTCTTCTAGTTCAGCATCAATTGATTCTTCTTCTTCTGATACAGGTTCTTCTGTTTCAAATTCATCTTCTTCAGCCATGTACTCTTCTTCTTCATTCTCTTCAACAGCATCCATTGTTTCAAATTCATCTTCTTCAGTTACAGGTTCTTCTGTTTCAAATTCATCTTCTTCAGTCACAGGTTCTTCTGTTTCTAATTCTTCTTCTTCACGCAAGCGTGCAGAAATCATGCTTTGTAGACGCGGTGTAAATGCTTCTTCAATTGCAATTTTTGCATTTGCCATGGCGGTAGCTCGTACGGCTTTAGCATCAGCAATTGCTTCTTTTAATAAACGATTTCTCATTTTGGATTCTCCTCAAATTTAATTGGAAATAAGATTATTTGAAATCTTAATAGA